CGAAGCTAAGCCTATCGAAAGCGGCATGATGCACCCGAAGCATATGGCGAAAGCTATTATGATGGCGAAGGGGGGCATGGTGGATTCCGAAGAAGTGATGAAAGAAGGCGAAGAGCATGAACCCATGGAAGATTTCTCCATGGATGATAATGAAGCAATGCCTCTCGATCACCCCAGTAAGGCCGATGAACGCTTTACGGCAGCTGATGAAGATGAAACCGAAGAAGCTCACTTTGCAGATGGCGGATCGGTTCAGGGCGCTTCCAATCAACAAGAATGGGCCGATAATTCAGGGGAACTTCATACCTCTCAAGAAGATAGAGATTATATGAACTACCAACTCGCTAAACGTAATCAAAATATGGCTAAAGGCGGCATGGCCATGAAGAACAAAGATCTCCTAAGCCGCATCATGATGAGAAAAGGCCGCGCTTAGACATTCCTCCTTAGATGTGAGTGAAATTCGCTATTCCATCTATTGCATTAAAAATAAGCAAAATGACCGAAAATATATCGGTCAAACAGTTCAAAAGCCTGAAAAAATATGGAATAATCATATATGGTCAGCCAAAAATGGTGTTTCGACTCAATTAATCCATTTAGCTCTTCATGAATTCGGAGAAGATTCTTTCGAATTCGAAATATTAGCCACCACGAATAATCTTCATGAATTAGATCGATTAGAGGCTGAATATATTCAAGATCTTAATACTCTCCATCCTCATGGCTACAACATGAAAGAAGGGGGCATTAATGGTCATAAGGCACATGGATTACCAAGAAAGAAACGCGATCCCATTCAACTTTTAAACGGGTTGGTAAGCGAAAAAACATTAAGCCAAATTATTGATCTATGTCGCAAGCAAGGGGTTTATTCTTTTACCGGATACGGGATTAGCTTCACTTTAACAGAAGAAGCTCCTCTTTCTTCTTATAAGCGTAAAAAACTCGAATCTGTTCCGAATGAGAAGCTAGAAGCTTCCCTCACCGAAGAGGATTATCTCCTGTGGTCTGCGACTGATGAAGGGGAAAGCTAATGGCCAAAGTTACCAAAGTCGATAAGCCGGCTACACGCACCGTCGTCATCAAAACGACGAAGAATAATATGCCCCTTAATCAGGGTTATAAATGGTGGAACGCAGGATCCAAGATGGATCTCTCCCAGCAACTCGTCTCCACCGCCGCCTTCCTCAAGATGCAACAAGGCTATCGCTATCAGCAAGCAGCTTTGATGGCGACTCTCTATGGGAATAAGTCTCTCAGCGGCTATATTGGAGCGAATATCAATAAGCTTCCTGTCGGCAATAAGCTTCCAGCAGACCGACCGACCATGAATGTCATTCAGAGCTGCATCGACACCCTTGTTTCACGTGTAACACAGTCGAAGCCGAAGCCTCTATTTCTGACCGATAATGGGGATTATAAGCAGCGCAATTTAGCGAAGAAGATGAATAACTTTATTGGCGGCGAGCTCTATCAGACGAAAGCGTATGAGCTCTCTGAATTCATGCTTCGAGATGCCTCTATTTGGGGAACGGGCGTGATTAAGATCTGTGAAGACGATGATAATCGTGTGAAGCTTGAGCGCATTCTTTCGATCGATTTACTGACAGATCCAAACGATTCCTTCACCTATTCCGACACCACTCAGCTCTATCAAATTAAGCTGATCGATAGGGATGTCGCCATGGAACGCTTTCCGAAATATGCGAGCATGATTGAGAAGGCTGAAAAAGGCTGGGTCACTCAAAGTGAAGATCAGGGTCAATCGGTTGCGGATCAAATTGTCATGGTCGAGGGTTGGCATCTTCCTTCCGGTAAGGATGCGAAGGATGGACTCCATGCGATTGCATGCACGAATGGTCTTATCTTCGATGAGGAATGGAAGAAGGATAAGTTTCCTTTTGTTTCCCTTCATAGCTCTCCTCCCATCGCAGGCTACTGGGGTCAAGGAACCGCCGAGCGACTTGCAGGCACTCAAAGAGAGATTAACAAGCTTCTCGCCGTCATTACGAAGTCGATCAATTTGATGGCGGCTCCGCGTGTGTGGGTGGAAGACGGCGGGAAGACTCCTAAAGCTCTTATCAATAACGAGATTGGTATGATAGGTACATACCGTGGTCAGCCGCCGATTTTCATGCCGGGAAGCTCGGGATTAACCCCGGATGTCTATGAGCAGCTTCAAAGACTTATTCAATATGCCTATCAGCAAGAAGGAATTTCAGCTTTATCAGCGCAAGCTCAGAAACCGGCTGGGCTTAATTCTGGAGAAGCCATACGAAACTACGATGATTTGCAGTCTGATCGCTTTGCAGCGCTTGTCAGACGATACGAAAACGTATTTATCGATCTGGCCTACCAAATTATCGACCTCGCGAAAGAAATCGCCGAGCGCGAAGGCAAATACCAAACGGTCTTCCCTGACAAACACGGCGCGAAAGAAATCAACTTCCCCGACGTCAAACTCTTAGACGATCCGTTCGTCATTCAGTGCTATGACACTTCTTCCTTGCCTAAAGATCCGGCAGGGCGTCAACAGCGCTTAAGTGAATGGGCTCAAGCGGGGATCATCACCTTAAAAGAATACCGAAGACTGACCGGCTTCCCCGATCTCGAACAAGAAGACATGCTCGCAAACGCTGCCGAAGAACGCATTCTTCAGGTCTTAGATGCCGTTATTGAAAGTGGAACCGAAGCGAGTGCCGATCCCGATATGGATTTACAGCTCGCCATGCAGACGGTCGTCCAATACATTAATTTGTATTCTAGTGCTAAGCTAGAGGAGTCGAAGTTACAGAAGCTGCGTGACTTTAAGACTCGGGTGCAGACGCTTATCCAAGCGGCTACACCACCGCCTATGCCAGCAAGTCCCGCAGGTGGAGCTTCACCTCAGGCAATGCCAGCACCAAGGCCTACTTCGGACGTATTACCGAATACTCCTCAGTAAAATCATCTAAGGACGCCAGCACGCGTCTTTCAAACCAACATTTAAAAATCTCAAGGAGAAGGAATGCCTATTATCACTGCAAGAGAGCAGTTGCCAACAGCTGCGCCTATCGAAGGCAAAGTCGAAGCACTCTCTCAAGCCATCGCAAAACAAGAAACACCGATTGTTCCTGAAGCCGCTAAACAAGAACAATTGAGTCCTCGTTTTGCACAACTTGCCCGTAAGGAACAAGCGCTTAGAGCTCAGCAACAACAGATTCAAAAGGAAAAAGAAGAACTCAAAGCGAAGCTCGCTGAATATGAGACTTCTTATATTCCGAAGACGAAGTTGTCTGAACTTGCTCGCAACAATCCACTTGGAGCTCTCTAACAAATCGGGATTACTCCAGATGAATTCACGCAAGCTTTACTGAACGCCAACCCGCAAGATGCCGCTATCCAGAAAATACTGCAAAGAATCGAAGCCGTCGAAAACGGTCATAAAAAAACTTTGTCAGACATGGAAGCTCGCGAAAAGCAGGCTTACGATCAAGCGGTCACTCAAATCAGAAACGATCTGAAGCAAGCTAGCTCCACAGATCCTCGATTTGAAACGATTAAGGAAGCCGATGCCCAAGGATGGGAAGCGACAGAAGGTGCTGTCTCTCTCATTGAAGAAGTCTTTAAAGAAGGCTGGCCTGAAAAAGGAATCTCCAAGGGAACGGTTCTCTCGAACGATCAAGCGCTTACTCATGTCCAAGAATGGGTCATGGAAAAAGCGTATTCGATGGCACAGTTAAAGGGCGTCAAGGAAAAATTTAATCCTGTACCTCCTCCCGTAGAAAATCAGCCCGAGCTTCAGAAGTCACTCGCTCAAGCGGCTGCAGAACGTCGAGCACCTGCTCGCACTCTGACGAATAATATGAACGCAACTAAAACAACTCGCCTCTCAGATAAAGAGCGCCGCGACCGTGCGATAGCCGCTCTGACGGGGCAACTTAACTAAAGGAATTTAATTTATATGGCAACAGGTGGAACAGCTAGTTTTTCAACCGCCAGCAACCAGGTATCAGTCCTCAAAGAACTCTACCCGGAAGATGGCTTTTTCATGCGAGACTTGGTCTACGCAAACAACGCACTTTTCGCTCTCATCCCCAAAGATGAAAGCCCAGATGGATTTGCGGGAAAGTATATCCCCTGTCCACTCGTCTACGGCACTCCTCAAGGTCGTTCTGCGACATTCTCGAATGCGCAAAATAACCAAACAGCTCCTCTCGAAATTTCATTCTTCGTTTATCGTGCTTCCAATTATCAATTGGTCACGATTACAAACGAGATGGTTGAGGCCACAGCGGGTAAAGCAGGAGCTTTCGTCGACCTCGTGAAATTGAACGTGGATACTGGATTTAGAAACTTCTCGAACGATGTCGCTCATGACTTGTTCGGTGATGGTTCTGGATCAAGAGGTACCCTTGTAAACACCGCCATTTCAACCGGCGTGATTACACTGGATGATCCGAATACGGTCGTGAACTTCGAAGTTGGAATGACTCTTGTCAGTTATTCTGTCTCTGGACTTTCGGCGACCCAGTCCACCTCATTAGCAGTTGGATTTGTGATTGCAGTAAATCGTTCGGCTGGAACAGTCACTGTATCGGCCACTCAAGGTGGTTCTGCAGGAACTCCGACGAACTGGTCCCAATCCTTTCCTTACTTGGCTGTTCAAGGCGATGTGAATTTCGCTACGGGTGGTTTAGGTGTTGGAAACGGACAGGCCCAAAAAATGGTAGGTCTTCAAGGCTGGTTACCGGTAACCGCTCCTAGTAGTTCGGATTCGTTCTGGGGAATTAATCGTTCCGCAGATCCTACCCGTCTTGCAGGGGTTCGCTTCAATGGTTCAGCAGAATCGATTGAAGAAGCTTTGATTGATGCCTCTTCTTTGGTAGCTCGCGAAGGCGGGAAACCGGAGATGTGTGTCACGAATTTCACGAGCTATGCCGCTCTTGAAAAATCGCTTGGCTCAAAAGTGCAATATGTCTCCGTCAAACATGACGAAGCCGATATCGCATTTGCTGGTATTACCGTGAACGCTCCTTACGGACCGATTACAGTAATTCCTGATCGAAGCTGTCCTTCTCAAATTGCGTATTTGCTCACCATGGATTCATGGAAGCTACGTTCTTTGGGCAAGGTGCCTCATATCTTAAAATATGGCCTCGAAGGCCTTGAAGGTATTCGCGTTTCGAATAGCGATGCTTTGGAAGTTCGAATTGGCGCGTACAGCAATTTGATCTGCAATGCTCCAGGTTGGAACTGCGTGGTCCAACTTTCGCAGTAGTATTGACAATTCCATCCATATGGAGTAATTTAGGGGGATGAATAATCCCCCTATTTTATTGGAGAAGAAGTGCTCTAGATGCAATCAAACCAAGCCAGTATCCGAATTTGGTAAACGCAAGGCCGAGAAGTGGCGTCATGAAAATTTCAATTCTCAATGCAAGGGATGCGAGAGATATCGAAAAAATGAATACATGAATAAATATAGAATTGAAAACAGGTTGGAAATTAGAGAGCGAGACAATGCTTGGAGAAAAAAACATCCTGATCGAGTTAGAAATATGAACTTAAAAAAAATTTATGGAATCACTAATGAAGAATACGACCGGATGCTTATCGAGCAAAATTATGAATGTAAAATCTGCAAAGTAAAACATCAGCCTCATTCTCGTGAGAGCCGCCTTCATATCGATCACTGTCATAAAAGTACCAAAATCCGAGGTCTTTTATGCGGTCAATGTAATAAGGGTCTTGGACATTTCAGAGATGATCCCGGCCTCCTTCTGATTGCTATAGCCTATCTTAAAAAACACTCCTCCTAGGATCTAGTTCAAATAGGACTCCCATTCTCACTAGGACGTGGGGCAAATCTTTTTCAACTCCCCACGGCAGCCCTCTTAGACATTCCTCCATAGGTAGCAGGTCAAATTGACCGGCGACGGCATATCTCTTGGGCGAGCAATGGCCGGTAAATATCCTTAAACCCCCTGCTTAAAGGCAGGTTAAGCAAAAAAGAGGTGTCTTATGGCCAATTCTTATTTTAAACAATTTTTCTACACGAAACATGCCTACCCTGTGTTGCTTGATTGCAACTTTATCGTCGATTCGGCAAACGGAAATGGACTAGGAGTTAGGTCCTTAAAAGGGCCCGGAATCTCCAATGTCTACATGCACAC